TTACTTCATCTGCACCTCTTAATGTTGAATCAAAATTTGTAGATTGCTGAAATCTGCCTAAATCATATTTTTGGTAATTTAACTTATCATCTATAGAACTAAATTCATTTATTCCCTCATCTCTTAATCTTCGTAAATCATCTTGTTGCTCTTTACTCATTTCAGAAAAACCGGGAATATTCTCTATAGCATCTGTAGTTGTTCCAGTTAATTGCATCCCTACTTGTCTTGGTAAACCAGCTAAAGTAGGAGTTTCTGGTAGTGAACTCATTGCATTAAACTGATCCATTACCATGCGTCCCTCTGGAGTATCTCTTAACGCTACTCCTTCACTAACTCTATTACCAGTTCTTAAATCATAATACTGGTCAGTACCTTTAATCTTAGCATAATTAGTGCCAATCATATCGTTTTTATCAAGGGTCATTCCAGCAGTACGAACATTTGGAGTCATTGCTGGAGACACTTCTAGTTTTCTCTCTTCTTGTTCAGTTTCTTTTTTAATGGCATCATCCGCTTCAGTTGTTAACTGGTCAGCAGTTTTACCATCTACAGTTAAATCACCATCATTATTTTGTTTTATAATAGTATCTTGTTTTCCAGTATCTTTTTTCTTGTAAGATGATGTATTAGTAAAAAGGTTATCATAACCACCTATGCCTAACGCATACCTATTGGCACCTTCTTCTCTTTGCTTGTTTTCTTCAGCTAGTTGATCGTATGCAGTTTTTGATATTTTTTGTTCACCTTTTCCATCTGCATTATCAATATAATATGTATCACCATCTTGCCTGATGATATGTTTAGGGTATTTAGCAATGTAATCAGTGTATTTAGACATCATATTTACTTTAGATTGATACTGGTCTAATATTCTTTTTGCTTTAGATGTTTCTGTAATACCTTCTCTATAATCTTGCAAACTTCGAGCTTCTAATAAACCGCCATACGCTTTTCTAAATTCATCACCTCTAGCCATTGTTAACCTCCAAACCTATTTTTAAATACATCTGGATTATTTTTATAGAACCTTGAGCTACCAATTACATCTGCGTAGTCTGTAAGACCGCCTATCATTGCGTCCCTAGCTTCGCCATAAGCCTGATATTTTCTGTCCATAAGACTTCTACTTAGATTAGCGTCATATTGCGTAGCCATATCTCCATATTGCATTTTAGACATTTCATTGTCTACAGAAAGTCTTAATGCTCTATCTGAAGCATCTCTAGCCATTTGAGCATCCATGTCTGAACCTACTTGGGTAGCTACTACACTATTTTCTAAGCCTTGCCTAGTAAGATTCCCCATCATATTTGCCCTACTAGTATTTGCTATATTGAAAGAAGGTCTATTTGCTAGTGCCAATAGTTTACTTTGCTGGTCTGGCGGTATCGCCCCTTCTTTTGCAAGTTTCTTTAAATAATCTAACCTTGCTTGTTCTGCTGGGGTTTTTTGTGACATTTTTTTCGATTCTGCCCATTTAAAACCGCCTTGTACTACATCACCTAACGCTTTTCCACCGTAGGCTAATGTCATCATTGTTAATGGATCGGACATTATATTTTACTCCCTATAAATTTATATACTTGATTATCATTGTCTTTAAAGTAGATACGAGCCTCATCATTTGAAGGAACTCCGGGACTCTCCATATCTTTTCTTACGCTAACAAAAACAAACTGACCAACAGATAGGTCATTTACATTAGGCACTTTATTAGTAACCCTTACATTATCTTGCTTTGTTCTTACTTTTTGTTCTACAAAACTAATTTTAGGCATCTGTTTCTATCTCCATTCTATTTATGCTAACATCATTTGCTGATGAGGGTGTTGAGGTTTTTATCATTATTTGATTGCATCTTATTGGTACTTTTATCTCTGCTTGTTTTTTAGTTGACGTAAAAGTTGTATTATTACTAAATACAGATGTAGATGCATCACCATCTTTATAAAATTCTACTGTTACAGTGTCACCGCTATCGTAACTCATACTAAATCTTCTTAGTTGAACGTTATGAGCGTTTGACAAGCTAGAAAAATTTATCCAGCCAGTTGTTCTGGTAGTTTGTAATGTTTCTGAGGATGAGCTACTATCTAGCTTTACAATGCTAGTTTCTCCGTCACCAGCATTACTAACATAACAAAGTACATTTTCATCTTTATCAATAAATGTAAATTTTCCAGTATTCGTACCAGTAAAACTATTATTGAATTTTGACCATGTTCTTGTATCTAAACTATATTCCCAAATACCGCTATTTGCAACTGCTCCACCAACTAAAGCAAATACACAAGACAATGTATTTCTTTTAGAATTGTATGTAAAAGTTGTAGCTTTTTTTTGATCTTCTGTAAATCCTTGCCATATATCTTTGATTGGTTCGCCTATTGGTATTAGTTGCCAATTAGCATTTAATTCATATATATTATTTACACTAGCAAAAAATATACTAGTTTTAGTTCTTACAACTGAATACGGTGCTATACATCCTATGTTTTCTTCAGATTCTACCAAAGACCACATTTTAGGGTCATTAGAAGGTATGTATAACTGATATAAACCGTTTTCCATAAAAACGGCTAAACTATCTCCAATCTTTTTTAACGCTACAATACCACCGCCTTGCTTGTCTTTTATTTGTATGTAATTTGATATAGGATGTATATCTGGTTGATTAAGGTCACTATATACAAGAAAATTAGAATGGTCTTCAAAATCACTATCTGGATCAAGTCTTACATTTCCAAAAAATCTTCTCGCACCTACATCTTCAGCTACAATGTGATTAAGGGATAATTTATCTTCTGTAATTGGATGAGGACTTTGGTCTATCATTCCATTGTCTTGTATTAATATTTCAGCAACACCAGTACTTGCATTATAAGTTATGTAATAATTATTAAGAGATATATCTACATCTAATAATGAATCACTAGTGCCAAAATCGTGACTTAACTCTAAACCATGTATACTGCTCTTTGTTATTGAAAAGGTTGATGTGCCTTGTTTAAGTATAAAACCGTTATAAAACTCCCTAGTAGTAAATGTATTTGGTTTATATAGAACTTTATCACCAGTAAATCCGTCAACTTGAATTGTTAAATTATTATTAAAATATGCTACAGAATCTGATGTGTTAGTAGGGGTAAGCCCATAATAAACTAAAACATTACCATTTAAAGGCGAAGAATGATATCTATATTTTATTTTATATGAACAAGCAACTCTATTTTTTTGCAAATCTGAACTAGAATTTGTAAATGTAGTTGAATTATTTCCATGTGTTGATGTAAATGAACCTGATATTGTAAGATATTGGACAGATACACCGTCTATTGTTTCCGTCCTAACATAATCAGAAGTGCCTTCAGTTCCTTCAAATATGTATAAACTATAATCAACTGTACCATCTGGATTTAATATTTCAATAAAAGGATTAGTAGCTACCGCAGTACTACCACCCGATGCAAATCCAGTTTTAAAATTATCCATTCTATTGTTAAAGACGGTTGTATCTTCTATTGGATTACCATGTAAATAAAATCTATTTAAACAAGGAGCTACCCTAGTAATTGATTGTTCTTGGTCAGATAATGTATTGACCGTAACGCTTGATATTTTATAGTATGGCTTTGCATCAGTTCCACTACTGGCACTGGCTCTATATATATTAATACCAGTCATACGCTTATTCATATCATCACTATCAATGATAAACTTAGCTTTTATGCTTTTTTCTGTTTGCCCAGTAAGGTCTACAATTAAAGGAGCATCATTATCTTTAAATTTATATTCTTGCGTACCATCAAAAACTGGCACTGCTTTATAATAATATATCTTATTACCCAATGAAGAACTTGTATCTGCAATTATTTCCCCTTGATAGTTCCATGTAGTAGGATAACTAGGTTCTTGATTATCAATAAAAACATAATCATCATCTGTATTTGCAGATGCGTATGGATTAAACTGTCCATTAAAAAACTTTCTATCTTTTAAAAATTGTATAACTTGAGATTTTTCAAACAACCCCATTGCAATTCGTATTTCTTCACCAACTTGATCAAGTCTTACATTGTCCGGTTGTGTACCAGTAAAAGTTTTTAATAAAAGTATATTGGTGTAGTTATAATCTGCGAACCATATTTTCTTTGCAGTTTTTTCGTAAAAAATCCACCCATATCCATTCGTTAGTTTTGGGTGTGTCCATTGTATAATTCTATCAATAACAAAAGGATTGCCATTATTTAAAATACTTAATGATTGTACAACTGAATGCCCTTTTTGTTTTACTAACTTACCGCTTACATCAGTTCTGAGGTTAAGCATATTAATACAAGCGTCATTAGATATATCCTCCGGGTCTGCATTCGTAATAACACCTCCATCAAATTTTCCTATTGGTAAGATCATTAATACAATGTACCTCCAGATAAATCAGTAACTGTCATAGTCATGTTACTAGCACCTTTACCAATGTGTATTTCTCTAGCTTTTTCTCTATTAGCGTAGTATCTATTTAAAAATGATACAGACTTTTTCTCGTCACCTATATCCTCTGCCATCATACCTTTTGCAAAGTCAACTAGATAGTCATGGTATATACTATCGATAATTGGTGTTTGCCCAGCTTCAGAGAAATTGTATGCCACCCCTACAACTTTAGCTCTACCACCTAAACCATATGCGTCCCAACTAGTAAATAAAGTATCAAAAGAACCTAATGTTGCAGACCACATGCCAACCTTATCATCATTAGTAAAAATGTCTTCATTCTGTTGAAATGTTCCAGATACATTAGATAGTACCAATGTTCCAGTATCTTCATCAGAATCATCGAACTCAACGGTAGCAGTAGCGTTAGAAACCTTACCTTTTATTTGTGTACCAGCTCTAAACATTCCCGATGTCAATGTATTGTATCCTAATTTTTTATAAGCAGTAGTACTTTCTTCAATATTGTGCGGTATAGCCGTATATCTAAAATGTATTTTACCATCTGCTTGTGGTTTAGGATATAATGCAACCTTATTGTTTTCAATAAAGTAATGTGACGGCTTACCTTGTAGTAAAGAATTAGATGCGTTTCTTCTTGGGTATTGACCATTAAACTGATCAAGAACCAATCCGTCATATTCTACATTGCCTTTTAATTCAATAAAATCACTAGGTAGCTCGTTTTTTACTACTCCAGACTCAGCGTATATAACTCTTTCTCTTTCATAACATTTAGTAAAAATAGAAAAATCTCTTTCAGCTTCTACTAAAAACTTCTTTGCTTTTTTCTTGTGTATCATATCGCTACCAAATGGTAGGATAGCTCTATCAACTAATTCACTCCACTTCATGATATATATGCCGTTATTATGTCCATGCCATTTGAATAGGCTAAATTTGCTCGTTCCATTCTATTATCAGATTTCCAACAGATATACTCTGCAAAGTCAACAATCGCATAGTGTAAAGCACTATTTAATTCATGTGTGGTATCATCGGCAACAATTACTGCTGGTTCTTTTAAAAAAAATACTGTTATGTCCGCAGTAGGGATCGGGTCTAAAAATATTTTTGTTCCTAACCTATGATAATACCCTAGCTTGTCAGTAACACTTGGAGATAAAAAACTATTTGTAATTTTTTCAAGGTCGTTAACATTTATCTCATGCCAAACAATATCATTATTACCTTGCACAATTCTAAGTATTGCATTTCTAAATGGCTTTGCTGATAACTTTGGTACTGTATCTGCTGATTCAAAAATAAAATTGTCTATAAATGAACCAGTAGCATTCATATTTACAATTTGATCTTCTGTTAACTCTGTTAAAAGATTAGGAGGAACAATACTACATACACGAGATAATCCATCATTTAATGCTTTGAGCATATCCGCACTAGAAAAAATATCTTGATTTGGGTCTTCTAATCTAAATTTTAACTCAGCAATCATCTCATTAGGAGATAATCCTATTGTATTTGTGCTTGATTCGTCAGCCATCTACTTTTTCTTTTTCTTTTTAGGAAATCCAGCTTTCATATTGGCATAAGCTTCTGGACTAATTGTTGATTTACTTTTACTACGGCTAGTTCCAGCTTTTTTTCTAGCATTTATATTAGCGTATAAACCTTTCTTTTTCTTTTTACTAGGTCTACCACGCTTACTTCCATATGTACCCATCCCTCTCGGCATAATTAACTTCCTTTCTTCCACTTCATAGAACTTGATTTGGTTTTAGAAGGTGACCACTTAGTACGATTTGCCCAGTAAGCTCCAGAAAAAAAGTTTTTAATGTTTTTACGGTGTCTACTTGCAAACGCTTTTCGTTGTCCTTCTGTTTGGTTTGTTTTAACCCCAGCTTGACCAAATTTGATAGTTTTGATCTTCCCATTCTTCTTGGCAACCACTATATGTGACTTCCCACCGGGGTCGTTCTTGAGCCGTTTGGGTTTGTTGTAACCCATTACCCCAGCTCGTTTTAATCTTGAATCTTTTTTTTTCATACATTTTTAATATACCCCCGAGCAGAAAATCGGGGGTAATTATTTACAACTATTCTAGTGAATAACTATTTTTGTAGCACTAAGGCAAGTTCCAATACCTTTTGAACCAACAGATGCACTCAACGCACCAGAAGTGATAACACCACTAGCGTTAATTGAGAGAACCGCTTGTCCAGCAGTACCGCCACTTGCACAAGTAGCTTCGCCTCTAACTATAACCCATCCGTATTTGCCATCTTCAACTGAATTTTCTGGAACACCAAAATGTCCAGCTTCAGCTCCAGCGTCTACGGCAGAAGTCTTAGCAATGTATCCAATAGCTTTGCCATCAGAATCAACTTCTAAAGCAATAGCACAAGGATAGGTAGCAGTTAAAGCACCACTAGCCTTTGCCCAGACTTTCTGTTTCGCACTAGGGTCACCGGCAGATTTGCTGAAAGGCATACTCATATCAGTAACTCCTAATAAGATATAGCTAAGTTTTTAATTAAACCTAGCCTTGAAGGGTTAGAGCAAGTCAAAGCTCCTAACCAAAGCATCTTAGCGATTCTAGCATCTTGGTTAACTGGCTTTTGAAAACCTTCAAACGAAAAGTTTCTTTTTCTGTGATGACGAAAACCCATGTAATTCTCATTCAAGAAATACATATGTCCAGCCGGACAATGCTCGTCTACAAAAATAGATACTCCACGATATTTCAGTTCTAAAAATCCAGATTCTCCAACAGATGCCTGAGAACCATTATACCTAACTTGGTCAGAAAGAGCTTCTTCAAGGGCATCAAAAACAATCTGAGTTGTTACTATCATTGTTGGCGAATCAGAACCTTTGGTCAATGAACCAAAAGCAGTTCTAATTTGCTTTTCAATAATATTAACAGTTTCAGCATAAGTAGCGGTTGAACCAGAAACACCAGCGTCTGAAGACGAAAGTGCTTTTATGTAACCACCATCCCACCAAGAGTAATTAGTACTATTAATTCCACCAAGTGTTCTGTCAGCTTTGATTATATGTTGAAGACCCACGAATTTCCCATCAGAACCATCTCCAGTACCGTACAAAGTTTCACCATAAAGTTCTTTCATAGCTACTTCCATGTTCTTTACTTTAGCTTCTAATAGGTCAATTACACGCTCTTTACCATCGTTCAAGGCTTCTTCTTTACCACTAATTGTGATTGTTCCAAAGGCTTGTACCCAGTCATACTGTGCATCAGTAAAGACTTCACTTGGAGATGTATCTAGTACATCATATCCAGAGTAAAAACCTTTAGCAGTTTGCCTAGCATATTCAACTGGTTGCAATACTTTGTTACCACTTGCAGTTGGCTTAGAAGCACCAAGAAGTCTCATAGTCAATACATTAGATTTCTTAATGTTATCGACTAAGTTCGGTATATATTGATCTCTAGTTAGGGCAGATAAATTGTCAAAATTTAAAGCCATTTATCTTTTCCTTACTTAAATATATTATACTTATCAAAAGCTATTTCCCTTGCCTCATCATAACTACCAGCCTTTTTTACCTTCACTTCGTGGTCACCACGAGCTTTACCGTCTGATTCTGGTATAGATTTAAGTTCTTTAGCTTTTGCTTCTGATTGAATTGCCTTTAATACTGAACTGTCCGAAGACCCAGAGTTCGATGCCAAAGTAAATGCATCCTCTAAGCTAGGAATGTTACGCTCTAAAGCAGTGTTAATAACTTCTGCCACTGCGTCAGGACGCTCACCTAGTTCGGGGTGATTATGGATTAGCTGGGCGATTTCAGCGTCCACCGCCTTCTGCACTTCCATTTGAGCTATGCGATCCTCTAGTTGAGTAACACGATCATCCGATTTAGTGTTTACCTCTTCTGGTTCTGGTTCATTACTAGTAGACACTTCAATAGTTTCATTTAGCGATTTTAATAAAGGATGGTCATCCCCAAGCACATCTTTAAGAGTATTCATCGTATCTTCATCATTTACAACAGCGTTTATGTCATCAATTTTAGCTTTGAGTGCTTTCCGTTCATCTGACAAAGCTTGTGCTTTTTGTGTATTCGATGTTTGCCATTCTTTTTTATTTCGATTATCTTCCAGAGCTTCCCTTAATTGATCGACACTATAAACTTCATCGTCAAGATGCAATTCATCCAATTGGATAAACTCTTCGTTTTCTTCTATTGAAGGTTCTAATTCAGAACTTTCTGGTTGCTCCTCGGAGGGAGACGCAGATTGTTCCTCGGTTGTTGACTCACCGACAGTTTCCGTTACGGTATCAGAAGTTTCATCCGTTGTAAACAACGCATCAGCCACCTCGCCCGGTACTTCTACACCGTAAGTTCCACCTATTACATTTTCTGAAGACATATATACTCCATTTTATTATTAAAATTTCTTATCGTTCCCATTACCAAAAAATTCAATTAACCAGTGACCTCTGGAGGTAGGTTTGCCATTTGGTCTGGATTGTCTCGTAAATTCTTATAAACCTCATCTTCTGTATTGCCATATTGACCTAAAGGATTTTCAGCGTTCTTTGCTTCTTCTTTCTGTTGACGCATCAATGCTATTAATCTTTCTTTTGCCGGTAGATTCATATGTTCAACAATATATTCCGGGTCAGTAACAATACCTAATTGTGCTAACTGCATGATCTTGTTTTCAACAAACTGTTTATTTTCTGGCATCATAGAACCAGCTCTACATCTAACATGCATATCAAAGTCAGCAAACATAATACCCATAACAGAACGCACCTCTTGATTACCTTCCGGGTCGTAGTAAGGAACATTTAATACTGTCGTCCCAAGATTTTTAAACATAGCCATCCACATTGTACCCAGACATTGTATAGCTTTTTCTACTGCCCTTGATTTATAATCTATCTTAGTTGTACTTGCTTGGCGGTAAATTTGAGCCTGAACGCCAGATGTTACATTACTTGAGTCTTTACCTTGCGTAGCTTTATTAACACCGCTAATCGTCTCAAATACATTCTCTAATTGTTGGTAAAAGTTGAACACATAATTAGGCATAGATGCTGGTTGTTGCATCGATACTTGCCCAGCTCCCCTTTTTCGTATGATTTGACCCGGTTTATTTGTTATTTGGTCTTGTACATCTGTATTTTGATCAACAATCCACATTGGATTAGCGGTCATATGAATATTATCCATTGTTTGACTGATAACCCTATCCATAGCAAGATTAATAGATTTTAGCCTTCTAGGTTCTGGCTTACCCCAAAAAGAATGAGCAGAGCCTCCATTTTTAATATTTACAAATGGAAATGGGTGACCTATATGATTCTTTTTATTAAAGAATGGATATTTACTTTGCCCTTCGTATAGCAAAACATTATTTGCAACGGCACACATTTTAATTTGTCCCGGTATATAATTATCATCATCTTCTTTATAGTGGCCTCTACTATATACTTCTATTAATAATGCTCTTTCTTCTAAATCTTTCATTGCGTGAGACTTGTCTTTAAAATAGTTTGTCTCTTTTTTCTGCGTATCTGTCACTTGCACATAGCTATCACCAGTATTACTTTGATTCATCTTTAATGCTTCGTGCTTGGATAAATTGCTTTCAGACTGTACATACTTACCATTTTCGTACATCTCTTTTAATCTCCAAATTGGAGTAGGTGTAGCAATCAAACACCAGTCAGCATTCTCT